GGATCGGGATCGGGATCGGGATCGGGATCGGGGATACTATTAGTTTAGTATCCCTTTTCTTATATATACTATAGTTTTTATTTTTTTTTAAATTCAAAAAATTTCAAAAATTTTAAAATTTCGAAAATAACCTTCACACTTGTTCGCTTTATTTTGCCAGCAAGAACATTTTTTCCTGCTTTATTCCTGCTTTAAAAATGGTGGTTTATACATATATATAAAAAAAATTACATTTTATGGGAAAAAACGCTTTATTTATGGGAAAAAATCATTTAGGAATATGGGTAAGGGCGACAGCTTTGCCCTGATAAACAAAAAAAAGGTAATAAAAACAATGACTTACAAAACAAGCGAATTTAAAATCACTCTTAAAAACTTTGAAGTTGAAGAATTATTTAATCACTTTGATGTTTTTGGATTGCAAGAAATCGAATTAGACAATGGTGATTTTGTATATCCTGAAAACGATGAAATCAGAAATGTAACACTAGCAATTGAGAAAGCGATATAACTATGACTTTAGAAAACAGAAATATGACATTTGGTTTTGAATGGGAATTTGGGCAAATATCAAAATCAAGATTTGAAAGATATTTTGCAGAACGCAATTTCACAAAAGGTTTCACAGTTGATACCGATGCAAGCTCAGGTGTAACGGCGGAAATCAAAACCTGCCCATTAGTCCCTTGCCAAACATCACGCGAATTTATGCAAAATTTATTATCGCATATAAATGCAATTGCACGTCAAGAATGCTCTAGTGTTGACGATATTGTTAACACTGGTTGCGGTGTTCACGTTCATATAGGTAATGCACCTATAAACTCAAACGTTGATCCCGATGAATTTTGCAGGGCATCAATAGAAGCATGGCCTAGAATACATACGGACCATGCAATGCCTTTTGATTTCGAAATAATACGCGATGTCACTTATCGTTATGCGAGAATGCAAAGCATAATAAATACTATGCTTGCACCTAGTCGCACAGAAAACACAATGTGTTGGGGCTTATCTAATTTAATAAATGAGATTTTAGGATCTAGGGATATTCAAGAATTAAACAGAGCATTAGGTGGAACACCGAGCGGTGGTAAGTTTAGTGCAATCACACTAGCTCATGATCCTAGATCATATCCTAATCGTGAACAAAATCGCGTTGGTACTATCGAATTTCGTCAACACCATGGAACAAGCGATTTTGAAAAGTCTTGGAAATGGTTAGAGTTTATCTGCAATCTTTTTACGCACACTCATAACGAGCGTATTGGGTTTGAGAATAACCAAACAAGTGTTCAGGAAACACCGACTAACGATATTTTCAGACGCGGATCTAGAAATAACGTTCAATACCATTTGATCCGATCAAATAGCGGTGCGACTACACGCGATATTATGGATGTTACTGGGCGTTCTGAGCAAAGTGTAAGACGCGGTATTTCTGAGATTAGAGATAGATTAGAGCAATTAGGTTTTGATCGTTCTGCACTCGTTACGCATGATCAAATCGCTAACGGCCATCGCTACGGTGACGGTACTGACTTGAACGGCTACCAAGTTTTACAGACTATTGAAGCGCAAGTTAGCGGTGCAGAATTATTGCCCGAAAACAGACGCGGTATTGATAGCATTTTTGCAAGCTTATCTGATAGTGATTTCGAATGGTGGCAGGCAAGAATAGCGAATTTCGCCCCATAATAAACGGGCATCAATTCTAAGCCGCCAAAGAAGCCCGCCTAGAGCGGGCTTTTTACTTTTCCAAGGTACCCTAGCCAAACCGAACAATTGTATTTAAATCGGGGTACATACGGGCTATGACCCCCCTGATATATGCGCGGTTTCGGGCAGAACTCTATACTAAGCTTTACACGAACATTCACCCCAAAAAAAATTTTTTAAAAAATTCAAGGTACCCTATCCTCTTGACAGGTACCCTAGCTGTTTTCATAATGTTCTGCATGATATTATAGGGAGTAATACAGATGACTAATGAAGAAATTTTTTCTAAAATTAAAACATTCGAGCGGCCTAAAAAAATGTACTGGAAGCTTGATTTGAAGAATAGGACTTTAGATATTGGCCCTAAAGGTTTTTATGATATTGGGTTTGATCGTTTAACTGATAATGATTCTGATACTTTTCATGATTCTTGGTTTTCTCATTTAGCGACTACTAAAGATTGGGTTGACATGGGTGATCTTTTTGATGCTTTTATTGCGGCTTATGGGGCTGCTGGTTTAAAGCCCACAGAAAATTTTTTTAAAAATTACAAAAGATCTCTTAAGGTTTATGCTGATCAAACATACGGTATAAAAGTTGAAGGTTTGTGGCGTGAGAAATTTAGGCCCGAAGAAAAAATTTTTATAAAAATTGGTTCTTATCTTCCTAATTCTGATGGTTGTGTAAAAGATATAATTACTGGAATGGATTCTACGCCTTGACATAAACCCCATAATATCCCATATTATCCTTTACCTAGAAAAGGGGGAATTAATGCCAAGGTATAGATTAAATTACGGAGCGACTAGGGAGTTTGACGCACAGGGTCCGGGCGAGGTTGTTCCTTTTATTGCAGAAAAGCATTTTGCGGGTAGTGAGGGTGAGAGTCGTTTTATGCGCAGGCTTGCTATGGAGTTTTCTGATTGGAACAGGGGAACTTACTGTTACACGAATAGGGACAGGCTTGCGCAGAGCATGATGAAAGAAGGTTTGCTAGAGTGTGTTGATTAAATTAAAAGTTGCTGTTAGGATGTGAATTAAGTTTATTGAGGAGGCTTGATTTATGGTAGCAGTAAAAACTGGCGCACCGATGGTTCCGATGGGCGGTTCGCCTATGGGTGGTATGCCTATGGGTGGAGCGCCACAACCTATGAATATGATGCCACCTCAGATGCCTTTACAGCCTGTACCGCCTATGGGTCAGGCTATGCCGATGCAGCAGGGTTCAGCGCCTATTCCCCCGAATGCGAACAGGCGCAAGCGTTTTGGTGATAGTTTAGAGACTATGCTTGCGGGTAATATTCGGCCTGCTGCACCTGTAGCGTCTGATCAGATGGGTGGCATGAATGTTTTTACGGGTCAGATGATGAACACGGCTAGACCTCCTGTTGCTCAGATGCGCAATGGTGGTATTGTTAGGAATATGCGCAGGGGTGGTTCTTCTTTTGCTGATTATGCAGGTGTTACGAAAAATAGAGATATAAAGCCTCCTACACGTTCTGGTCCAAGCATGACGCATGATCAGCTTATGTCTTCTATTAGGGGTGGTAGTAGTCCGAATGATGACAGACCTGCGCCTGTGGTTACGGCTCCAGTTGTTCCTATGGATTTTGGAGATGATGATGATTACACGCCGACATCTGCTGAGTTGAATCAGGAGTTACTTGACATAGGTGCGCCTGACAAGCGTTTTGATGTTGTTCCGGGTGGCGTTGATAAGATTTATGGTGGTATGGGTAATCTTGATGAGAGAGATGACCAAACCTCTACGTTAAATGCTATTAACACAGGTATTGCGGCTGCGAACAGAAGGGCTGCTGGTGGTTTTAGTGATGTAGAGATGGTCCCCGGCACTGGTGGTATAGCTGCGATACGTTCTCGTCAGCCATTTCCTGATGAGTTGAGTCTTCAAACACCGTTTAATAATACTCCATCTATTTCTATTCCGTCTGGCACATCTAGCACGTTAGCTCAGAACATGATAACGTTTCCTGAATCTCCTGATACGGGTATGCAGCCCGGTCCTGCTTATTCTCCTAGTGGTATGCCTAATACGGGTATGACTGCTGGACCTGCCTATTCTCCTAGTGACATGCCGAACACAGGCATGACTGCTGGTCCAGCTTATTTGCCACTTGAAGCACCTTTATCAGCGGCTAATATTAATTTACCTGAAGATGTTGCAAATGCTTTAAGTAATCTAGGTTTAGGCGATCCTAACGCGACACAAAAAGGTGCTGGCGGTGGTCAAGGTGGCACTGGCACTGACACTGGTACTGGCTCTGGCGGTGATGATGAGGACGATGAAGGATTAACATTTTTACAGAAATTAGCGAGAGACTTTAAGGCTATTCCCGGCAATATAGCATATGATATGAAAATGCTTGGTTATGCAGGTTTTTTTGGTAGTTACGAAACTAGATTAGCAAACATGAAAAAAAATGGTGTTCCTGAAGATATAGCGAAAGCTTGGTTAGACAAAAGCGAAGAAACTGCTAAGAAGATGGCAGGTAACTATCCAAGCACGACTGAAGATGGCACTGTCGGTGGAGTTGGCGTTGTAGATCCATGTCCAGAGGGTATGAGGCTTGATCCTGTTGCGGGTATTTGTGTTCCGATTGAGGAAGGCGAAGGCGAGGATGAGGGTCCATCTCTTGATTTAAATCGTACTAGGGACGATGAGTTTAACGAGTTAGACGATATTATGAAGAAGATCGTTAAGCCGATTGGTGAATCTGATGAGGTAAGAACCATGCAAGCTGGCGGTTCTGTTGGGTTAAATCGTGTAGCTGATAATTTCTTAGCTGCTATGGGCGGATAAAATGATTTACGAGCGTGGTCGAGGTAGCATTTATGATTTAGATGCTAACAAGGACACCACTCAGGAGACTTCTGTTCCTGACGTTATGTCATCTTATTTTACTAGAGATCCTGATCCAGAGCCTGTTCGTGGTGGCAGGGGTAATATTGTTGAAAGACCTAATGAGCGTAATGATTACTTAGCAAGTATTATTGCCAATCAAACCGCTGAAACGCAGAGAAATGATAGCAATCAGTTTTCACATGGATTAGATCCAATACCCTATAACTTGGGTGTACCTGTTCCGCCTCAACAAACAGTTGTTAATCCGCAAACTGTTGATGCGCGAAATATTAATCCGTTTGTTACTTCTCCCTATAATACGGGTCAAGGAGCCGTCACAGACGATCCTTATATTCTTGGTGATGGAGAAGATTACACGCCTAGTTATATTAGGGATCAAACTCCAATTGTGGGGAAAAGTTACGCTAATATAGTTTCTCAAGGAATTGATGATTTTGGTCAAGCTGTGTATGAAGACCCTCTTGGAGTTGGTAAAAGTATAGCCTCTGGATTATATGAGGGAGGTAAAGATTTTTTATCTAATCCTGTAAGCACTACTTATGACTATGGAAAAAATGTTGTTGAATCTGGTATAAATCTTGGAACTTCTGGAGGTTTGGCTGGTTATTTACCTGAAGGAGTTACAGAGGCAAATGCAACTCCAGAACAACTTACAGCGGCTAGAGAAGCTAAACTTGGTGATATTTTTCAAGTAGGGAGTATAATTCCTGCTGCACAGGCTGCTAGAATTGCTGGTACTGGCGCAAAAGCTGGATTAAGTTATGGTCTTGGTCAGGTTAAAAAGCCTTTTATTAGCAATGCTGAAAGATTAAATAAAATTGCTATAGAGGCTCAAGATCAGTTAGAATCTGCTGGTTTTAGAAATGTAGGAACAGATAAAAATCCTCAATATGCAGGTGTTGAGGTTCCTTCATTTATTCCTGATGCAAAAAGAAATTCTGGTGAAACCATAGCTGAGTATAGAGCAAGGCAGAAAATAGCAAAAGCTATGTATGCAAAGGGTGCTACTGATGCTGAAGTTAGAAGAGATGCAGGTATACAAAGAGTTACTTACAAAACTCCTGATGGTAGAGAAATTACTAGAGACTTTATGCTTTTACAGGCTCCTAAATTCGATGTCGATAAAACTATAGATATGATGCGAGAAGCGGGAGATGATATATTTGAGGAGGTTGTTTCAACTGGAGATGGCGTAACAACTAGATACAGTATGGGAACAGGAATTGGCGGAGGAGGTACTAGGCGTTTAGGTAGAATTGTTGAAAATATGGATGACTACAATCTTTTAGATACTCCATATGATCAGAATTTACGTCAAACTCTTGTGATGCCTATGACACCTGATTTAGATGGTAAATTTGAAAATGCTATGGGTTCAGCTTTTAGAGGCGATGATATAAATCCTGCATTAATTGACTATAATCCGTTATACGCAAGAGATGGCTCTAGTGGTTTAAAAGGCACATACGCAGGCGTACCGCGTATGATAGGAGAAGTTTTCCCACATGAGTTTGACCATCTTGTAAAAGGTAGGGGAGAAAAAAGTATTTTTGATGAGAGCGTTGGTGGTGGTCCACAACAAGTAGGGCCATATAGAGAAAAAAGAAAAAAAGACATTGACCATATTTTAGGCAATACTGAAATGTTTAAGAACAATAAATTAAAAACTGACAGGCTTTTTACAAATATGGGTGAAAAGGGTGCTTTAGAGGAGTTTCCAGATATAGGTAACTCTGTAAATGATTATGTAGATAACATAAATTTTAATTCTATTTCTCAAGCTTTAAAAAGTGATAATTATCCTTCATATAAAAACGTTTTAAAACAAAACTTAGACGATGCTTTTGGTGATAGTAAAATTGCTGTGTCAAGAATAGAGGGTTATTCTGATCCCTTTGCTCAAAAGACAAAAACACTTTTTGAAATAGATAAAGATGATGTTTTGTTTGTAGGCAATCCTGATGAGGGAGAGTTAATTATTAAAGCAGGGGATGGTAAAATAAAATCTGTTAGAGTTGATTCTGCTGATCTTGATTTAAAAAAATTAGATACTTATGAAAAAGGATTAAAAAAAGAACGTGCAGTTATTGCTGGGCCTCTTTCTGATTATGATTTTTATCAATTATCTCCCGTTGAGGTTTTTGCAAGAGGTGCAGTTCCGGGTGATCCTTTAACAACAACTAGAACTGATTTAAATCTTTTTGGTATAATGAATCCTTTAGTTAAGGGAGATAAAAAAACAGATGTATTTGAGGGTCTTGGCAAAGCTTATGATGATTTAAGGGTTCTTACTAAATATGGAGGGTTAAAAAAGGGAATATCTTCTCTTCCATATATCCTTGGAAGAAAACCTTATGGACAAAGAGAAGTTCCAGTTTCTTATGAGCAAATGGTTCCTTATGCACTTAAACCAGACGATGAAGTTTATCGAGAAGCACTTGATTTTGTTTTTGAAGACTATTAGGGAGTTGGGAATTGAACGACCTGAGTGACTTTACCCAGTATTTAACGGATGAAGAGTTAGCGAAAGTCGCTCCTATGTTAGAGCGGCTTAAAACTTTAGATGACAGGACTACCAAGCAAGAAAGCTTTATGACGTTTGTGAAGCATGTTTGGCCTCAGTTTATTGAGGGTAGGCATCACAAGATTTACGCTGAAAAACTGCAAGCTGTAGCGGATGGTAAGTTAAAGCGGTTAATTATTAACATGCCTCCTCGACATACGAAGTCTGAGTTTGCGTCTTATTTGTTTCCCACTTGGTTAATGGGGCGTGATCCTACGAAAAAAATCATTCAGGCAACTCACACGGCTGAGTTAGCTGTTGGTTTTGGTCGAAAAGTTAAGAATTTAATTGACAGCGAGGATTTCAGGGATGTTTTTCCTGAAGTAAGCCTTGCGGGGGACGCGAAAGCGTCTGGTAGGTGGAGTACAAACAAGGGTGGTGAGTATTACGCTGTTGGTGTGGGCGGTGCGCTTGCGGGTCGTGGTGCTGATTTAGCTATTATTGATGACCCTGTGTCTGAGCAAGACGCTTTGAGTTCTACAGCGTTGGATAATATCTACGAATGGTACACATCTGGCCCTCGACAGCGTTTACAGCCCGGCGGTGCGATCATAATTGTGATGACAAGGTGGTCTATTCGTGATTTGACGGCGAAAGTTTTGCAAAAGCAGAGCGAAAAGGGAGCTGATAAGTGGGAAATTGTGGAATTTCCTGCAATTATGCCGTCTGGCAAGTCTTTATGGCCTGAATTTTGGACTTTAGATGAATTAGAGGGGGTAAAAGCCTCTATTCCTGTATCTAAGTGGAATGCGCAGTATATGCAGAACCCTACGGCTGAAGAGGGTGCGATAATTAAGCGTGAATGGTGGAATTTGTGGGAAAAAGACGAGCCACCCAACTGTAGTTACGTTATTCAGAGCTATGACACGGCATTTAGCAAGTCTGACAGGGCTGATTACAGTGCGATTACGACTTGGGGGGTGTTTCACAGGGAGGAAACTGGGGAAGATCACATTGTTTTGCTTGACGCTGTTAGGGGGCGTTGGGAGTTTCCAGAATTAAAAACTGCTGCACATGAGTTGTGGGAAGAGTTCGATCCTGATATGGTACTTATAGAACAAAAAGGATCTGGTATGCCATTAACACAGGAATTAAGGCGTATGGGAATACCTGTAACCCCTTTTACTCCGGGTAAGGGGGCTGACAAGTTTACCCGAATGCACTCATGTGCGCCTGTATTTGAGAGTGGTATGGTGTGGGCACCAGACATGAATTTTGCTGAAGAAGTGATAGAAGAATGCGCTTCTTTTCCAAATGGTGAACATGATGACTTGGCGGATTCGATGACACAGGCTATACTACGTTTTAGACAGGGTGGTTTTATTACCACTCCAAGTGATTATGAAGACGATGAATTTAAATTTCGTGCAAAAAGAGAATATTATTAAGGAGATAAAAAATGGCATCTAAACCTGACTATATTGACATAGATGGTGACGGAAACACAACCGAGCCAATGAAAACTGCTGCAAAGCAAAAAAGAATTGTAAAAAAGAAAAATGGCGGTGTAATTAAAAAAATGAAACCGGGAGGCGCTGTTTGTCGTGGTGCTGGAGCTGCTATATCAGGGACGGGGTTCTCAGGGGTTAAATAATGACAGCTATTGTCAAAATAGATTTAAAAGTTCTTAGTTCAGGTATTAATCAATCTGTTAATGAGCTTGAAGAGGTTGGAGCGAAGGATGATGGAAACCTCCCAGTCCATTTTAGTCGCTCCCTTGCGGCGACTCAAGGTCGAGTGGACTTTGCTCCAACACAAAAAGGTAAATAGGTATGGCTATTGAAAGAGATGCAGGTCCGGGCGGTATTATAGGCCCACAACTTCCAGAGGTACAACCAGATGAGGTTTTGGTTGAGGGATTACCCCAAGATCCCGGTGTTTTTGAGTTTGATGATGGATCTGCAATTATTGGGGAGTATGCAGAGGAGGAGGAGATACCGCAAATATCTCACGATTCAAACCTAGCTGAATTTATGGATTCGAGTGATTTAGGCAAAATTTCTTCTGATTTAACTGGTGAGATTGATGACGATATATCTTCTCGACAGGACTGGCAGGATACATATAAGCGCGGTTTAGAGTTTCTTGGGATGCAGTATGAGGACCGTGCAGAGCCATTTGAGGGTTCTTCTGGCGTTATACATCCGTTATTGGCAGAAAGTGTTACGCAGTTTCAAGCGCAAGCATATCGTGAAATGTTACCTGCAAGTGGACCTGTAAGAACACAAGTCGTTGGTGCGCAATCAGAACAGCTTATTAAGCAGGCAGAGCGTGTCAAGGATTATATGAATTATATGATTACTTACGAGATGGAAGAGTATGATCCTGAGATGGATCAGATGTTATTTTATCTTCCTGTTGTAGGTTCTACGTTTAAAAAGGTATATTTCGATCCTTTAAAGGGTCGTGCTGTTAGTCAGTTTGTACATGCAGAGGATCTTGTAGTTCCTTATGGCGCAACTGATTTGGCGTCTTCACCTAGAATTACGCACATTATTAAAATGGCCTCGAATGAGGTTAAAAAGCTACAGATAGCTGGTTTTTACCGTGATGTAGACTTGCCTCAAGATGGTTCATCTACAGAAAAGATGTCAGAGGTACAGGAAGCTATTAATGAAGTGCAGGGCGTTTATCCTAGCGGTTCTTCATATGAGCTTACTTTATATGAGATACACACTGATTTAGATTTGCCCGGCTTTGAGGATCTTGACGAAACAGGTTCTGAAAGCGGTTTAAAATTACCGTATGTTGTTACGATTATAGAAGATACTGGAGAAGTTCTTGGTATTCGTAGGAATTACGAAGAAGCAGACATGATGAAAAAGCGCAATAAATACTTTGTGCATTATAAATTCTTACCCGGTCTTGGTTTTTACGGTCTTGGCTTAACACATATGATTGGTGGCTTGGCTCAAGCGTCTACTTCTATTTTACGTCAGTTAATTGATGCGGGTACGCTTTCTAACTTACCTGCAGGATTTAAAGCCCGTGGCGCAAGGATTAGAGATGAAGACAATCCAATACAGCCCGGCGAGTTTCGTGATATAGACGTTGCAGGAACCGATATACGCACCTCCCTGATGCCTTTACCGTTTAAAGAGCCTTCAGGTACTCTGTATAACCTTTTAGGCACTCTTGTGGACGCTGGACGCCGATTTGCGACTATGGCTGACATGAAGGTGGGTGAGATGAGTGGTGAAACACCTGTTGGCACCACAATGGCAATTATGGAGCGTGGCACGAAGGTTATGTCCGCGATTCATAAACGTATGCATTACTCTCAAAAGATAGAGTTTAAGCTGTTATCTAAAGTATTTTCAGATACTATGCAGTTATATCCTTATATGCCATCAGTAGAATTTGGACCTGAAGTTTTTGCACAGGATTTTGATGCGCGAGTGGATGTTCTTCCAGTCAGTGATCCTAACATATTCTCAATGGCTCAACGTATTGCGCTTGCGCAGACACAATTACAGTTAGTGCAATCAAATCCACAAATTCATGGCGGTCCACAGGGATTGTATCAGGCATATCGAAAGATGTACGAGGCGTTAGGTATTAATAATATTGATTCAATATTACCTGCCCCACCGCAGCCACAGCCGATGAACGCTGCTATGGAAAACAAGATGGCTTTGACTGGTGGTATGCTTCAAGCGTTTCCACAACAGGATCACAAAGCTCATATGGAAACACACTTGGCTATTATGTCCACACCATCTGTACAAATGAACCCACAGGCAACTTTATCATTGCAAGGTCACATTCAAGAACATATTGGTTTGTTAGCGGAACAACAGGCGCAACAGATCGTAATGGAACAAGCAGGTGCAGAAGTGCAAGAAAATCCAGAGGCTATGCAGATGTTACAGCCTGCTATAGAGCGTCAAGCAGCTATGTTGATTGCAGATCTAACAGAGCAATATGCACAGACGCTAGAGCCTCAAGATCAACAAGATCCATTAGTTGCAATTCGACAGCAGGAATTACAGCTAAAAGCGGCAGATATGGAGCGAAAGTCTCAAGAATTTGAGACAAAGCAAGAGCTTGAATATGACCGTGAAGCGATGGATGCTCAATTGGCTAATCGCCGTATAGAGCTTCAAGAAGAGGCTCTTGCTGACAAAACTAGAGTGGCGGAAGATAGAATACAAACTCAAAGAGATATTGCCGCCCTGAGTGCCCGTATGAAAGGAACAGGATAATGGCATCATCTGTTAGAGAAAAAATGGTTGAGCAAATTCGCGCTGCAAAACGTGCGATACGCGAGACCGAAAATGCAATAAAAACTAAATTTGTTCGCGCTCGTGATGAAAGGGGGCATTATGTAAAAGATGACCCTGATACGGTTGTGAACGAAGCGTGGGTAGAAGTTCCTGTAGAGGAGAAGAAACCCGCAAAGAAGGCTGCAGCCAAGAAAAAGGCTCCCGCCAAGAAATCTGCAAAATAGCTGATAGAGGAGAATAATCATGGCAGATGCAGCAACAGTGGTTATGAAAGCCACAATTTTACCGGACGAGATAGCCAAAACTATCGAAGCCACAACAACAGTCAGCCCTGCTGACGCAAACGACAAGTGGTACTACAAGTTTACTTCTGTATCAAACGCAAGCACGGATCTTATGGCAGGAAGTTATATAGACTATACTGCTGTAGATGATGACGCGGCTCCGTTAACTGTGGCAACTGGTGACAAGGTAAAGTTTATTTACATTAAAAATGTCGATCCCGATAGCCGTAGTATCTATGTTACATTTGATGCAGGAACAGTTTCTTCAAGTTTAGCTCAAGCTGTAACTATTGGTCCTAACGAGTCTTTCTATGGTAGATTTCCAAATGCA